CTAACGTTTTTTCATGCTCTTTGATAAGGAGTGTGTTTTTAGAAATACTGTCAGCATTTTGATCGTAAGATGCTTTCAGGTTATTCCATGTATCTGAATTCTTTTTACCCTGTCCTTCCAAATCTAACATTGCCTTTTGAATGGCTTTGTTAGAGCTTGTAAGCTCTTTGTTAGCTTGGGTTACTTTGTAAATTTCTTGTTGCGTTTTGGATGCATCGAGGGAAAGAATCCACTTTATCTCATCATCTTGAAGTTTTGCCATGGTCGTATATTGTTATAGACAATACATGCATTGTCTTTACATCTATTTATAATTCAAATGGTAGTTCTAGTTGTTGTCCGGCTTCGGCCAATTGCTGACGGATGGCAGCTTTAATTTCGTCGGTCATACCAAACTTGATGGCCGGTAGGGTTTCGCCCCAAAGGACTCTCCAAACTATTCTATTATACAGATGAAGTTTACCACGAAGGCCCCAATTAGATCGGATTTCATTAAATCGCAGATATTTCAAAATTCGAACGGTTACCTGGTATTTTAATCCGGTCCCGGCAATACCAAATTTTCGCTCGTTGAGATTGGCAAATAACTGTCCAGTTCGTTCATGTAGCAGTTCATGAGCCACCTGACTTTGAAGATCAAATACTTTGTTTGTCCCTTTACGAAGCATGTCAGTAACAAACTTATCTTTAATAATTTCATCCGATATCATACGCATTTATTTTTATTCAAGTCAAAGATAAATAGGTAAAACAGGGCGATAAAGGACAAAAAAAGCCCCGGCGAATATTCGTCGGGGCTTTTGATATGAGTAAACTTTGCTTACTTCTATAAATTCAATTTTTGTATAGCATTACATAATGGTATATTGTCTTTTACTGATTTTTTCAAAACTGAAATAGTTTTATCAAACGATCTAACGTTTTCATACACCTTTATTATATCTGAAATCCGAAATTCAGATGATATTTCAATTGCTTTCAATACATTCCTTTCCATTAAATCTAACTCCATCGTAATCGATTTATTTAGTTTTGTTATTCACATATTCCAAAATTACGAGAAATGGCTTCATTGATCACTCGTTTCCGTTCTTCGGAATTCATGCTTTTGTAAGCATCTTTTTTATTGTCGATAGTCGATTGACGAAGTGAAGCACTCATTTCGGCTTCGCCCATGGCCACGCCATCAGCATAGCTTTGCATTTCGGGAGAGTCTGGATCATCAATTGCCTGTGCAGTTTCCTGCAGGCAGTTCTCGCTTACATTGCCCCTAAGTAGACGAATGGCATGCATAGGGGGAAGATTGTGACGGCCACATTCGTAAAGGATATCCAGCGGGGTCTTATCCGTTAGATCAAAGGGTTTATATTCTTTTTCTTTGCTCATGGTATTTACCAATTATCGTTTTTAGAACCAAATTTCAGTTTTTCAAGTTTTTCAAATAATTGATTTGCTTCTAATTGACATTTTTGCTTTATCTCGTTCCAAATTTTATTGTTAGATGACTTATTCATTCCACCGCCTATAGGATTCTCTTCCGCGGTAGTTATCATCCCCATACATGATTGAAAACTACAATTATTTTTAATTATCTCATGAGAGAAAGAACTTAACTCTATTTTGAATCGACCATCTTTTATCTGAAATTTCATTTTATAATGAATAAATCCTCCATAGCACTGCATAAAGCCAGTTTTCACAAAAGGAATGGATGCATCTTTAATTATATAACCGGCATCTTTATCGGATAGTTGAGAATCATTTTTTACATTATGATAATTGGTTCCGATCCATTCTAAAATTGTAGAATAAATAATTTCCTTTTTCGCAGAATCAGCTTGAATTACTTTTGAGAATGATAAAGGTTCTTGCGCATTTGCACTGCTAAAATACAGAATAGACAGAATAGATAAAAGAATAGTTTTTTTCATACGTGATAATTTTTAGTAATGAATATGAGTTACAAAGATATAAAAAAGTATTAACGCAAAAAAGCCCCACATTTCTGTGAGGCTTTTAATATAGTATTTTGGATTCACACTAAATGAATCTGCATTAAATCATCCATAAATTTATGAATCCCTGTATCAATCTTTTCAATTTGAGTTTTCCTTGGCTTTTTCAAACCTGTAGAATAATGACCTAATTGTTTTTGATTGATGCCTGTGATTTTTTCTAAACCCGACTTTGTGAAAATTACTGAAATATACTCTAAATATGAAGCCGTATCGAATTCCCATTTAATCTCATAATTTCCTTTTAAAGCCTCTGGAATATCTTCATTATACTTTTTATATAATGTGATAGCTTCCAAAATATTCTCTTTGACTTCTTTTACGGTGTCCCCCGCACCGTATATTCCAGGAATACCTTCAGCCCAAGCACCATATTGGTCGGTTCCTTTTTCTATTTTTATAATAATTGCCTTCATAATTGTTTGTTTTGTCTATTTAGTCATTTTTGCATTTAGTCATTTTTGTCATTTAATCATTTAATCATTTAGTCTAACAAAAAATTGTGTTCTTTTTTTTCTGTATGTAAGTTTGTTTTTTTTCGTTTGGTACAAACGTAGGTGGGGTTGATAATATATTAAGTTTCCTTTTAAAGGATATGGGAATTAAAACCCCATATCCTTTAAAATTCTTTTTCTTAATCCTTCCGGAAATTCTTTAGCTCCATGATAAGGAACAGGATATCTTAGTCCATTTTTATCTTTGTAGATATAATGGCTACCTGAAGATTCTCCTGTCCACTCCCAATCACGCTCAGATTCGTCTCTGTGCTTTCGAAGCCAACGATGGAATTCAGTATACTTCATATTTCAAAGAGCTTTCGTTTATTAAACTCGATACAAAGGTAGTCAATTTTCTACCATTTGCAAGTAAATAGCAAGATTTATTTTAGATATTAACGATATTTATAATTACAAACAAAATGCCCGAACTTCACAGCCCAGGCATCTCTTCATATTAACCAATAAAATGAAACAAATCAAATGATACGAGAAAGAATTTGAAGTAAAGCCCCGGAACGTGCAGGGGTTAGGTGTTGTAATAGTTCGGTGGCAGCATGGAATTTTATTACTGTATCGTGAATTTCCTGTCGTGTATAGCCTTGAAACAGTTCTTTCACCACAGCAATAAGGCCGCTAGGTATGCAGGCATTAGACTGTCCGTAGATATGTGCTACGTCGTTCAGATAGGTACAGCAAAAATATGTTTGGCTCACACAGCCTTGTATTTTATTTTCGGGTATCACCATGTGTGCCGGCATGGGTTGTTGTTCGTCGGATAACGAAATGAGATAATCAAATTTATTGTTCCATTCGCCCAAATCGTTGAACATATCGATAAATTCCTGTTGTTTCTCTTCTAGTGTCATAATATTTCTTTTGAATTTTCAAACATGGCCGCCCAACCGCTTCGCCCATAAAAAGTTTCGGGTGCGATGGGATAAATATCAGCTGGAAATTTTATTAAACTCAGATACCCGCATGAATTGAGTTCTGTCTGATCCGTCTGCATTTGGTTCAAAATGGCATTCAGCACATTGTTACACTCGTTCATCAGCAAGGCTTCGTTTAGATTATCGTTGTTGCTAAAGTTGAAATCACGACAAAGATTTATACCTATTTTTTCACTAACTCCATCGGTGGTTAGCGGATTATAAGAAAATTCTCCGTATTCGACGAATAGAACAAATCCTTTAGAATTACTTATTTTATCCTCTACGTATTTTCGATCGGCCGAAACGATAAATGTACCAATACCGGGGAACACCAAGTCGTCAGACTGATTAAGCATGTCCGAAACTAATTCGTCGTAACCTTCTTTTTTAGTTTCAGTTGTTTGTGAAAACAAATCGGTCAGCACGGTTTTAGGAACAAACCGTGAAAAATATTTGTAAATATCAATGATGTAATCCTGCTTATTCATTGCTTAATCTGTTTATATCGGTTATACTTAATCCGGTCCGCTGTGCCAGTTCATCAAGCTTGATGCCCGAAGCCAGCGCGTTATTGATAGAATCTTTCAATGCTTTGATCTGAGCATTGAAAAAATCAATTATAGTTTTATCTTCAACAAAAGAATATCCTTCTTTTTCGAGGAAAAGCATAGTTTCGCTTAAACCCAGGTTTATTTTATCGGGGTCGAAATCTTCACCTCCTTTGCGACTGTACAGAATGCTGTAGGTTGAATGTTCGCGAAAAAACTTGATAATGCCGGTAAACCAATACATCACCCCAAATGGTATTTCAGGGGAAAATTTCTTCACCACATGCATCGGAAAACCGTACAGCACACACATAATTTTATTCATGCAATAAGCCTTGACATTGACGTCGCCCGATTCATTATATGCCTGAAGCAAATCCATACAATCTGTGTATTGTTTGGCGGTTATATTTGTTTCCACGGTTACATCACGATCGAACATCGGGGCGCAATCTGAGTAAAGAACAATAGGGTTTCGGGCAAAATAGTAGTTAGGAATGATCTTACTTTCTTCTAGCTCAAATGCGAAATTAAATCTCTCAGCCAGTTGTATCAGATTGAACTGGATGTTTTCCTGTGTTTCGGCTTCATGCTCCAGCATTTCACGAAATCGCTCTTTTCCTAAAAATAGTCTATAAAAGATGATATAGAAAAAGTGTTTGAGCCCAAACCAGAACCCGCGTGTTTTCGCCGGCATGTAACCGGTGAATTCTATAAGCAAATTGAGCTTAAACTGAAATGGTGTAATTTCATTTGCAAAAAGCAATATCATATTGCGGAAAACAAATGGTATATGCTTAGGTGGCACATCTTCCCAACATTCGGGGATGTTGATTGTAGATCGTTTTAGGTGGATCGTTTTCATTGGTTGGTTGATTCAAATGTGAAAGGTTTACAGACTCCAATCGAAAAATGCTCAGCAGCTTCTAAAGCCTTTAATACTGCCATCTCTGCTGTGATAGATGCAGAGATAGATGAATGTATTGCTCCTAATGCATAATCACTTCCACATCCTACAGAAGCAAATCCTTCCATATTTTCACCAACTTGAAAATCTTCATCAATCTGGAAAAGTCTGTTTTTATATGCTACTAAAAAACTACCACCCTTTTCATCTCCATCTTTTTGTTTCTGAATAAATCCACCATCAGTAAAGCATTTTCGAACTTCGTTGATGAAATCAGTACACATATATTCGTAAATGTCTTTATCGTTAACAACTGGTGGATTGAATGAAAATCGAAGCAATTGTATCATTCGAAATGATGATGTACATCCAATAATAAAATCACCATTTTTAAAAAGTTTAGTGTCTTTTCTTGCCATAATAAGTGATCCTGCTACTCCGGCAGAATCAGCACCCATGATAACTCTATCATTTTCTTTGTCTAAAAATCCTACAATGCATGTCATAATGTTATTTTTTATTGGTTAGCTATTTTTAATAAGCGAATGAATCACTTTCTTTTACTCCCTGCAATTTGTAAACCTGAGTAGATGAAATTCCGGTTGCAGTTGGATCGGTTGATTTTTCGATATCCATTACGCGCCAAAAGCTTTCGGCTTTAGCTTGAAATTGATAGGCCACTTTTTCGCGGATGAATTTTTCTGGTAGATCCTTTTTGTTTTTGGAGTCCATTTCGTTGTTTATTTCAAGGCGGATAGTTTCCGGCAGGCAATAATACGAAAGGCGCAAACAGGCCCGATACATGGTTTCGTAGCAAACGGCACGGGCTATATCGTCTGTTTTTTTAGATGATTTATTGCGGCTTAATACGCAATCTGCCCAAACTTCGCGGATAATCCATGTGGCATTAAGCACGAAATAAATATCTGAAACACCAACCCATTTCTTTAAGTCGTCGATATTGATCGGTAATTCTGCATATTCTTTTTGTTTTTCAGAATCTTTCCAATCGGAAATTTTGGCGGCATTGGCATCCAACAGTTTTATTAGCTGGTTCATCCAAAACCAAGCATCGGTAATCAATTTGTTGTCGAGCTCATCTTTTTGATATTTGTAAATGGTTGTCTCGCTGTCAGTCTTTTTTATGGTGATCCCATCATTACCAATTTTGGCAATTAAAAAAATGGAATGCGCATACAAAGCAAAGTTTAACATTGCACTTTGTAGGCAATCGGTTAATTCAGCATTTAATTCAGTCTCCACATTGGCTTCGACTGCCGGAACTTCCGGAACATCATCGTGTGCCGGAATAGCATCGGAAGCTACGGTAACAGCAGCTTTACCATCACAAAGTTTGTTGTACAGAGTCTGACCGATAAGATCGGATATCTCCACTCCTACTTTCGTCAACGAGCTTTCAAGATTGTCGAATTCTAGGGTCAAGTTAGCCCCGGAAAGTTTTTTCTTTAATATTGAAGAAAATCCTGTGCGTACAAATGGTATTTTTAGCATGATATTATTGTTTAACTGGATCAGCCGTTGCTGTATTTGTCAACCGATCCTTTGGTGTAGTGTCCTGTTGTTTTGCGGGGATATCAATCCAAAATCCTAGTTTTAAGCCTAGCTGTTTTGCATACGGGAAATTGATCCAGATAGCGCGATTAATCTCCTTAAGAATGAAATATTCGTCCCATGTGAGCGTGGAAACATATAACAGGTAGTTATAATAGACATCGGCACCTGCCAATGAAATAACACCATCCTTATCAACACCGGTGATTGCTCCCGGAATTCCCAACGAAGCCAACACAACCTGATCGGATCGTTTATCGTTGCTATTTATAGACTCAATAAATTCCTTGAACTTACCGGGAAAATCTTCAAATTTCCAAGGTGTATCTCCCCATTGGGTGGTGGCGTATAATTTTCCCTGATTTTTACCCTCACCACTCATCAGGCTTGTTATTCGGCGAAGTTCACACGAAATCAAATCATCAACCATTACTTCGTAAAATGGAAATGGCTTACCGGTGTCATCCACTAATTTCACACCCCTATATTCAGTTTGACGTGGCGTGTCAGGATCTCCCTGTAAATTCCGAGTACATATATCCTGTAGAATGGATTTTTGCTGCATATACCAGGTACCGGGGATAATGACATGAACGTGTGCATTCAGCGCATTTTTGTAATATGAATTAGTGTATTTAGGTGCCAGATTGGACGATTTTATATATTCCGATGCACCTTTAAACCAATCGTTATAGGCGTAAACCCATTTAGCGAATGATTTGTCGCTGTTGAAAGCAATTGATACAGGATATTTGGTAGGATTTTTAGGGTCAAAACGTGGATAAACATCATATTGGTGAGTTGAAATGTATAACCAGTCACCAACTATTACATATTGACAATCTTCCGATTTGATACGACGGTTAGTCCAGTCACCAGTCGCAGCCAAACGGGCTTCATCCGATCCAACATAGCTAAGCGCATCTATGGAAGCAGCTGTGCCAATTCTGCGGCCTTTATTAAAATTGTATTTTGACACGCAAGTTTTAACCAAGTAATAGTCATACGACATATTGGTTATATACTCCCAGAATGAATTATATCCTTTTTCTTCCCAACTATTTAACCAATCTTCAATTTTAGAATCGTAATAAGGTACTCTAACGCGACGAGCATCCTGATCTTTCCCAATTATACGTTCTGTAAAAAGTCTCGGACCTTTTCCAAACAAAAAATCAACTTGTTTTTGAATTAATTGAGGGATTAATTTATGTTCTCCGGTTACGGCTGCCACTTCTTGTGGGTAAAGGTTGTGCCCATCCCCCCAAAGAGGTACAGAATAATCTTCCAAACGCATGCAAACACGATCGGTTGAAAATTTACTGTAAATTGTTTGATATTCACGTGTCAGAATGTTTTCACGCTCAGATACACCTTGAATTTCGAACGTCAACACATTAGATTGTGATCTAGCAATGCCCCTATGGTTATTTGTCCATTCAACTTTTACATCTTTTTCTAAAACCGTTTTTTTCATTTTTGTTGATTAAATTTTTTATTAGTCAAACCATTTTATGGTTAGAAATTCATTGTTTGGCGGAAAGGCTATTTTTCGGATCAATTTTTTAAAACATTGCCTTGCATCTCCACTTTCAGTATCTTCGAAATATAAATAATGATCTGAATTTACACTCAACCCCTCCCCTTTCATGGCTGGCCGTATTCTACAATTTTCATATTTTCGAATTTGCCCATATTCATTGCGAGCCAAATCGCACGTAATAAATACAATGGAAAAAGTAGCTCCCGGAATGAGTTTTAAATTTCGGATCCGGATAAAAGCGTCGGCACCGCTAATTGTCTTTTCTTTCAATTCCATATACAAAAAAAGCCCACTTTCGTGAGCTCTTAAAGGACATTATTATCAACCAACGGAATAATTTCCAGCACCCATTGGCGAAATTTGCTTTCGTTCTGAGTCTGGTAACAGATTACTGAATTCACCCCAAAGAAGGTACAATAGAGCAGATGACAGCTGTGTTGAGTAATATGCCTGATCTTTATACTCCAGTTCCTTTTCTGATTTTTTATCCAGTTCCACTTGTCCTTCTGTACGTTTCAGGGGCGAATGATTGATAGAAGAAATTAATGCTTCACATTCGTTTTCATCAATCAACACATCATCACGGTTTCCTTCATTTTTTCCAAATAGTAAATTCAATAGCCTATAATGTTGGGGATAATATATCGTAGGCTGACCCAAACTCATTAATGTCACATTCCAACCTAGTTTTTGAAGTGCTGTTTTGAGTAATATGGCATCGGTATCATTAAGATCGCCTTTCAATGGATAATATTTTCGATAATGAGGATCCCGCTGATTGTCGGCTCTGTCGTAATGAAAAATTACGGACTTATTACCCGTTTTTCGTTGAGCTTGGAAAAAATCATCAAACTGTTTGGCCATTTCTTCATGCTGATCCGGGTGAATTACCCACATATCTTTAATCACACGAAATTTCTTTTCTCGTTTATTGCGTTGAGCTATTATCAAGCTCGAAAATGGTCCTGGATCTAATCCAATTATCAGCGGCAAATCCTTATTCCAATATTTCAGATTTTTGCATGTATGTTTAAATTCTTTATCGATGGAAAAATCATCAATATTGCCGTAAGTATAGCCGTCATCAAAAGTGTGCTCTTTTCCGAATTTTCCGAAAAAACGATCTTTCACCTTATGTTTTCGAACGGCCAAAATTGAGGTATTAAGCCGATCTGTATCTTTTATGTTTTTAACCTGATTTACGATATAGTCAAGCCCTAATATTTTAATATTTGAAAATGATGAGGCTCGGACGTATAATGTTTGTCCACGTCTTAATTCGGTCAACCGCTTAGACCACCTTTCTATATATTTAGTCAGTTTACTGATTTTTTGTTGATCTAACTTGTTTTCAGCAACGATTAATTCAGCTTTTTTCTGATCAACTTCATAAGCAATTTCTTGAATACAATCCATCAATTCAGGATTCATGTTTGCTTCGTATTTTGTAAACCAATCGTTATCAGTTTCAAAATTGGGGGTTGATGAAATACCGGTTATTCCCATAAAGTAATGAGAATGCCCAAATTTCGCACGATTGGCTCGTAATGCAGGAATAATACGTTCGGTGAATTTATCCTCTGGAATTCGAAGCATTTCATCCACTAATAGGTGAGCAGCATTCTTACCAAGCATACTTTCAGGACGGTCGCACGAAACAAATTGTATTACACAACCATTGACAAAAGAAACTGTATGTTTCCAGTTGTCAATGTAAGTTTCACATTTTGCGAAATGCTTTGGCGGTTCCTTACCTATTTCAAAATATACACCCCGCTCATAGTTCTCATAAAAGTATTCCATCAATCCGGGCAATATATTTTCAAGGATTGATTTATATGTGGAAGCAGCCAAAACAATAACAGCACCCGGAAGATCATTCTGTATCCTATCTATACGCGGTGCAAGTACGTGTGTTGTCTTACCTGATCCACGCCCTAATTCAGCAAAAAGGAATGTAGGATCGCACAGTTTTATCTTTATCTGAATAACAGTCAGATAAACCGTTAAGAATATATCCTGAGCATACTTCTTTATTTTCATTTCTTCTGTATATCAGTAATATTCAATTCCATTTCAACCTCTCCTTTGAGTCTGCCCTTATCGTTGCCACTTATATCGAATGATTCTATAAGACTCAATGCCTGCTCGTATGCTGACAGTACACCCTTCTTGCTTACACCCATTCGTTCTAGTTGCATATCTGCTGATACTATCTGCGGTTTGAACTTAATACGATCTGGATTAATGGTGTTGGCAGATGCAGCAATCCGATAATCACGGGCACGTTCTAAGCATGTACGTGCTTCTTTAAAGTCATGTGCTACCATGTCAACCTCCCAAAGCTTCATCATTTGATCAGCATAGTAAAGGTTCCATGCCTCACTTGTGACTGAGCAATCAGAGTTGAAGTAGTTGATTGCATCGTATATACGAGTCTTACATGCGGATATAGATAGGTGTGTGTATGACTTCTGAAGTCGTTTGGCACAATCAGACACAGACGCGTAGCGTCTGAACAAATTAGATGCTTCATTAACTTGAAGTATATAGTCTGCTAGTGCAGGCGGTATGCCTGTCTTCTTTGCATCCCGAACTTCAAGGAATCTTTCTACAACTTCAATGGGTAATTTTTGCAGATGTTCTATCATAATTTCGACTATATGTATCTTGTTTTGAGCAAAACTAATCAACTAATACATGTCGTTAAAGG